ATAGGCGACGCTGGTTGGCCCCTCCCACTCGGTCAAAGAGCCGTCGGTGCCGAAGGAAGCGCCCCAGGCGATGACGCGGCGGACGCCGTTCGTGATGGTCCGCAGTTGGTCGGTCGCGTCATCAAAGACCGTGTTGTCGCCGAACAATATCTGGGCCGCCGCCAGCCGCACGAATGCGCCGTCAGACCCGGAGAACAATTCGACCAGGGCCGGTGTCCCGCCAGACGCGGCTGCCACGAGACGCACTCGCGCTTCGTTCAGCTTGGTCGTCGCATCTTGAGCCGTGGTCAGCGCCAGCGCTGCCGTCGCCGATACTCCGTTGAGGCTCGACTGTGCCGCAAAGGTGAGGTTAGCCTCAGCCTTGTAGGCGTTGAGCGTGGAAGTCATTGACGCCAGGGTCGAGGCGTCACCATTCTCCCGTTCAGCCTTGGTGGCGAAAAGCAGCGATGCCGCCACTTCCTTGCCGTCCGAATAGGACTTGGCCTGCTGGAGCGTGGTCGATAGCCCGCTGTCCGTCTGGGCCTTGGTGTAGACGGTGTTCATCGCCGTAGCGATTTGCCCGTTCGTATAAGACTGAGCTGAGGTCAGGGTTGCAGCTAGACCCGAACCCATTGCGGCCTGCGTCACATAGGTGAGCGAGGCCTCGGACTTGAAGTCGTCGGTATAGGCCTTGGCTTGGATGATGGCTTGAGCGTCGCCGCTGGCCCGCTCTGTCTTTGTAGAAAACAGCAGCTGAGCTTCGGACTTGAAAGCGTCCGTGTAGCTGGCCGCCGACTGCAGCGTGCTGGCCATCCCGGCGTCGGTCTGGGCCCGCGTGTAGAACGTGAGGTCGGCCCAGGCCCGCGTCTCGTCCGTATAATACCGCGCCTCCTGGAGGACCCCGGTGTCGCCTTCCAGACGATCTCGTGCTTCGGCTTCAAGCGCCTCCTGCTCATTGAGGATGGTTTCAAGAACAAGCTCGGCGACTTTCTCCGCTTCGTCACGGCCCGTTTCGATCTCGCCAATGTCGTCCAAAACGTCTTTGACGATTTCGTCCCTGGCGTCGTCAGACAGGCCGCCGGCGATGAGGTCTGGGGCAGGAAACGGACCATCGACAAGGCGCGCGCTGACGGTGCCGTTCTTGGCACCGTAACGGATCGAAACCCAATACTCCGACTTGGGCGCTAACCCCGTAGCCGGGTATCGTCCATCGAGCGTAGGCGGACCGGAGTGCACCAGTGTCCACGGCCCTGTCGGGTCCAGCGAGTACTCGACGATGATGAAAGAGACATCGCCTGCGCCTGAGCCGCCGACAATATCGATGGTCGGCTGAGAGGTGCCGCCCGGCACTTGAGGTTTCGGCGTAACCGTCCAGTCAACGAAGAGCGGAGGCGCGATGTATTTCGGATCGACGGCCGACAGCGTCGGCGAAGGCGGCGCCTTAGCGACCTGGCCGAGGGCAAAGGCGTGCTTGGCGTCGGTCTCGGAGCGCAGTTCCAGCGTGACCGTGGCGGACTTGTAGTCCGTGGTCGTCCTCATCACGACGAACTTCTGGCCGACCATCGCCAGTTCAGGCTCATCGACGGTGATGCAGTCGCCCGCATGGACGTGCATCAGGTGGACCTTGGACGGCAGCGTGACCGTCAGGCCTTCGCGCAGCGTGACCAGATCATAGGCGGCAAGCTGGCCAGCCTGCTTGGCGTTGCGAACGTGGACGTATTCGACCTCGACCGTGCGCGGTTCGTCCCGGTCCTCGGCGCGATAGCCGGCGTCGGTGACCTCGCCAGCCGCCACATATTCCCAGTCGTTCGCCTCGGACTTGAAGCGTGGGATGATCGTGTTCTTGCGGTCGCGGCGCGGCGTCAGCGGGCGGATCTGCGCCTGACCGATCAGGTCGGCCTTCGTATAGGTGTAGGTCGAGACGCGCGGCATGTTGACCAGGACGCTGATCTGCGCGCCGCGGTTGATCGGTTGCCCGCCGCCGGCCTGCAGCATCGCCATGGCGACCTGCGCCTTGGGATCAGTCGAGGCCCATTCGCCCGAGATCGTCCAAGCGTTGGCGTCTGCAACGTTCATGCCCTCGACGAAGGCCGGAATATCCAGCGCGGCGTCAGGCGCGCCGATGCCAGCGATGCGCTTCGTCCGGTCGATGGTGCCGTCGAGGTTCAGCTTGAAGTGGCCGCGATACCAGGCGAGGGCGTGAACGTAGGGGTTCTCGGACCATTCCCAGGTGCGCCAGTCGTCGCGTCGCTGCGGACCAGAGCCGCCCGGATAGGTGTCATCCCGGCGCGGGTTCCAGACCTTCATCCAGCGGCCGATCCAGCGGGGATCTGGCACGCCGTTGGTATAGACGTCCCGGTCCTCCGGGTTCTTCGCCAGCAGCATGGTCCAGAAGGCGAAGGAGACCTGCGGCGCCGCGTGCTGCGAGCCCCAGCCGGTCAGGCCCGGCGTGCCGTATTTGAATCCGGTCGGCGGCAACAGGGCAGCGTCGCCGGGCAGGCCCAGCGTCGTGCTCTGCCACATGTCCTTGGCGTAGAAGCCTGTCGCCTCACCTTGCGCGCCCGTGAAGGCTACCGCCGAGCCATCAGCCTGGAACTGCGTGACGGCGTCGATGGGGCCGAGCGACAGCGCGACGCCGAGCGACATAGCCACCCGGTTGTAGCCCCACGTCGCCTGAAACGCCTTGTTGCCGCCGACAGCCGTGTAACCCATAGCGCCGCGAACTGGAGCCTTGGGGTCAGGCTTGAAGTCCAGCGTCGTGCCGGTCGATGGCGTGTTCGGGCGCAGCAGGGCGGCGGCAGCGGCTGAGAGCCCCGTTGAGATGGCAAACTTGAGTGCAGAGCCCGCGAGGGCGCTAGCGGCCGCCCCGGAGATAGCGCCAGCCGTTGCAGTCGTGATTATGGTGGCACCGACCGCTGTTGCGCTGGTCCAAGCGCCCACAGCGAAAGCAACGGTGGCGCTGATAGGATCGGCCATTACACGACCCTCCATGCGTAGCGGTGCTCAAGCACGATCAGCTCGGCGAACACGCCTTCGTTCAGGCCCAGGACGCGATCCCGGTGCAGCTTGATCTGCATAGAATCCCCCAAGGTCTTCCCGCGAACGCAGCAGACGTCGCCCACGAGCGCCTCAGAGAAGGCGATGCGGGGGAAATGCTGGTCCATGATCTCGGACAGGGACGACACGCCCAGGCGCTGGAGCGCGCGGCGCGCGCCAACCTCGGTCGAATAGAACCCGGCCTGCATCAGGGACGGCTTGAAGCCGAGTTGCTTCAGGTGGAAGGCGATCATCCGGGCGCAGTCGGTCGAGCCCAGGGCAAACGGCTGGCCGTTGAACCGGGCGACGGTGGCGCTGGTAGCCGCCACCCGCAATTCGAGTTCGGTCATACCTGCTGGTCGACCACGTTGCCGCCGCCGCCGCCGATGGACCCGCCACCGCCGTAGGACGAACCGCCCGAGCCATTGGCCGGGCCGTTGTAGCCCCAGTGCAGCTTCCCGCCGACGTTGGGGATGTGCTGGAAGGCGCGCGCATTGGCGCCGAACAGGTGCTGCCAGAACGTGTCGTTCCAGCGGTGCCCCTCGTTGTCGTCGAACAGCCGTTCCCAGATGGTCGAGAGCTCAAGCTCCAGCAGGTTGGAGTTCTTGCCCATGTTGTATGTGGCCTCGTCGAGCTCGCCGATGAAGCGCGCGTCCGGTTCTCCGATCAGCGTGCCCGTCGCCGGGTCCACGACAGCGGCGTAGATGCTGACGGGCGAGCCCTGCGCGGTCGGCGCGGTCAGCCGGGCGACAGCGGCGTTGTTCTTCGGCAGCAGTTGCAGCGCCTGGCGCGGCGCCTCGGTGCCCTCGGACTCGGTGAAGTCGCCAAAGCCAGCGATGGTCCCGAACTCGTTATCGGACCCGGTGAAGACCTCGGCGCCCCAGATCACGAAGCCCGAGCCGTCCACCAGACGGATCGTATAGCCCGGCAGTTCGATGCGCAGCAGGTGGACGAGCAGCGGATTGCGCGACTGGAGCGCCGCCAGCATGGCTGAGTTCATCGCCATTACTCGACCTCGACGATGGAGAAGTTGAAGGGGAGGTATTTCGACCGGCTGACCTGCCAGGACTGCTCGCTGCCCTGTACGAAGCCCTCGATCTTGGGCGCGGCCAACTCGACAACGGCGCCGACAGGAGGCTGGCGCCGCAGGGTCGGATAGATCGGCAGGTTGACCGTGCCGCCGATGGGCACGGTCATGGTCGCGGCGGCCTGATAGAGGAAGCGCCGGCCACCGATGATCACCGACAGGAACTTGCCCTCCCGGATGACGACGCCTGGCGTCAGGCCGCCGATGGGCAGCAGGCGTCCAGAAGCGCCGGCCGTCGAGACGACAGGCGCGCCGTAGTCCTGGACCGGCACACCGGGCTCAGGGAACGCCAGCAGCACCGTGTCCGTCATGCCGCGCAGGAGGCGGGCGAGGTAGGTCATGCCCTCTTCGGCGTATTTGGCGGCGCCGGTAACGACATCGATGCCCCACTTGTCGCCAAGCCGTGAGACGCGCGCCTGCGGGCCGCCAAGGGTGGGTTGCTGGTCGGTGAAGAAGCCGATCAGCTTCGGGTTCGCATCCACGACGATGGGGCAGGCCGGAAGTTCGATCATCAGACAAGCCTCTGGCGCTGACGACGGGCGGACTGCTGCGTCTGGTCTTGGGCATAGGCGACGCCGGCCGCTGTCGTTTGAACGGCGACGCGACCTGACAGCTGCTGGACCCGAGGGGCGAACAGGCCGCCTTCGTCCATGTAGATGCGGACCACAGGCGTCTGGGCTGCGCCGCGCGGCTGAACCTGCGAGCGGCCCGCCAAGGCCCCCATGGCGCGAACCGCATGCGCGGGAACGACCGAGGTGCCCTTCTTCAGGTTCACCAGCATCTCCCCCTTGTGGACGTATGCCGGGCCGCCTGGCGCGCTGGACGTTCCCGTGGCGAAGCCGGGGATCATGTTCTTGAGCGCCGACCCGATGATGGCGCCGATGCTGTTTCCGCCCGCGCCGCTGCCCCCGGTGATGCCGGAGAACAGATTGGTCAGCAGGTCTTCCAGATTGTCGAACGCGGCCTCGCGGAACTTGCGCCCCGCCGCCTCGGCCCAGTTGTCCGAGGCCAGGACGTCGGTGAAGTCGCGGGCCATGGAGCGGGCGCGGTCGTTGCTTTCGCCTTGGCGACCGGCCGCATCGAGCGACCCGCGCTCCGTCTCCGCAATAGCGCGCGCTGCATCCCGCGTCAGGGCGGCCTTTTGGGCCAACAGCGTGTTGATACGCTCTTCGATCCAGAGCTCGCGCTCTTTGATCTGGATAGCGACCGGATCGCCGCGCAGGCGGGCCAGCTCAGCCTCAAAGCCCAGGCGGTCGAGCAGGAGGTCATTCGAGCGGCGATTGCCTTCCTCCATGCCCTCAATGGCTTTCTGGTTGTTCTCCCAGAGGATGCCAAGACCGCGCGCCGCGTCTTCGGCAGCAGCGATAGCGCCAACGTGTGCAGCGGCAGCGGCCTGGGCATTAGCAACACCAGCGTCTGACAGTTGCTTTGTGAGGTTGATGATGTCCAGCTCACGCTGCTTGGCGCGGGCGGCGTCATCATTGCCTTGGGCGCGAAGCAGTTCGATCTGGCCCTGGAGGCCAAGCAACTGCCTTTGACGGGCCAGATCCTCCTCCGATGGTCCGGCCGCGCCCTTCCCGCCTTTTCCTTTAGGATCAGCAGTCGCACCGCCGCCTGCGCTCGGAACAAATTGAGCCAGGGGCGTGCTCAGCATCTTGTTCAGGTTGTCGGTGAGGGCGCGCACGGTGGCCGTTTGCGTCGTGAGGTTGCCGAACTCTTGAGAACCTACAGTGCGTTGGCCGGCTGTCAGAGCGGCCTCGCCAGTGGGTCGGCCATAGGCGTCAACGTAGGCGCTTGCGGGCGCCGCGGCCCGGCCCTGATCGTTCCGGCGGCGGCGGTTGAAAGCCTTTTGAGTTGTGTCGAGCGTCTCGTTCGCTTCGACCAAACGGAGGCGCGCAGTCTCGACGGCTTGCGCCTTGGCGGCGGCGGCGGCTCGGTAGTGGGCATCGGCCAACTTATCGACCTCGCCCGTCAGGCCTGCGGCCCACGTCTGCGCCGAAGTGATCTCGCCCTTGAGCTTCGCCGTTTCTTCGGCAGCGACGCCAGCAGCCTGGGCTTGTCGGGCAACCTCATCTGCCAGCTCCTTGGCCTCACGCGTTGCGCGGCCGGAGTTGACTGCAAGAATGGCGATCCCGGCGGCAAGCCCGGTAATAGCCAGCCCGATCGGGCCGCCGAAGAAGGCCATGGTGGCTGAGAGGGCGCGCATCCCGCCCGCCGCTGCCGTACTGCCAAGCGTAACCCGACCGAGGGCACCTGCCGCGAGGCCGCTTTGAAGCGAGAACGCTATGAGTTGCGCATTCGTGACGGCGATGCTGGCTTGTAGGCCGACGAAACCGGCGATCCCCGCACCGATGGCCCGCGACGCGAGTGTCGTCCCGATAACGGTTGCTGCCACCGAAACCACATCGACAACCGTGTCTAGATTACGGGAGAGAGCTAAGATCGCTTGCGCCATCCGCTCCGTCGCCGACAGACCCGCGTCGGCCTGTCCGATGTACTTTCCAATCTCGTTGTTGAGAACAGTCAGTGCCTGCGAAACCGTCACCGCCGTTGCACCAAAACGGGCCTCGATGCTGTCGCCAGCTGCCAAGATGGCCTTCATAACGACGGACGACGTGATCTTGCCCTCTGCCCCCAACTCCTTGAGGGCGCCGATGCTTACGCCCATAGCTTTGGCAATTGCCTGCGCAAGTAGCGGTGCGTTCTCGCGGAGAGACCGTAGTTCGTCGCCTTGCAGGACGCCGGAGGCTAGGGCCTGAGATAGCTGGAGCGCGGCCGATGCCGCCTCCTGCGTGGAGGAGCCCGAAGATTGAAACGCTTTGTTCAAGAGGCCCGTCAGCCGCATCGCGTCCTCGGCGCTCGCGCCCATCTCCTGCGTTGCAATGGTCAGACGTGAATAGAGCGCGATCGTTTCCTGGGCCCCGGTCCGGCTGTCATTCGCAACCCGAACAAGCTCTTCCTGGCGCTCCGCTAGTTCCCCCGATGACACGCCTGCCGCCGCCAGCTTATTACCGGCGGCCGTCCACGCATCTGCGTACTGAACGATCTGCTGGGCAGAGAACGTGGCGGCCAAAGCTGTCGCAAGCCCGGCCATTTCGCGCTTGAAGCCTTCGCCGATCGGCTTGAACATGGTCCGAGACGCGCTCGAGGTGTCGCGTTCAATCCGGGATAGGGTTTTGCGCGTCTCTGCCTGGCTGCCGTACAAGACCTTGTTGATCTTGCGCATCTGGTTCTCAAACTGAACGGCATTCGCCTCCACACGGACCAGAAGGCGCTCGATCTCTTCGGCCATGCGTCACCCATTAAAAAGGGCGACCCCGAAGGATCGCCCTGCACGTTTGTCCAGTCGCGGCCGCTTAAGAGGCGGCGCGGCAGTCGTTGTATTTGCGAAGAAAGTTGGTTCGCGCCTCGACGGCGTAAATCTCATCAGGGGATGGGGCGCCAAGACGGCCATTCTCAGGCTCAATCTGAGCGGAAAGGCCGTCATAGACGAACATCTTGAAGCCCGAGTAGGCCCCGTAGCTGTTCTTCCCATTGACCTCGCCGCAGACCAGACCGCCGCCTTGTTGCACATTACGGAATTGCGCTGATGATGGGTCTTTGAGTTGCGCTGCCGTCGCTTTTTTACCGTCATCCAAGGCGCCGCCGCACCCTGCAACCGCTAGGGCCGCCGTCGCCATCATCCATTGCCGCATCGCCAAGACCTCCAGTGTAGAGGTCAAGCTACCGGCGATCAAACGCCCGCCGCAACCGCTGCTTCAAACTCGGCGTCGGACGGAGCCCCGGCCTTGTCATCGACCCCCTGCGACTTCTTCCAGCCGCGGTGAGCCTGCATCAGCTGCCAGATGCTGCTTTCGCCGACTTCCTTCGGCGAGTAGCCGAGGGCGCCGCCGATTTCGTAGAAGTTTGCGAACCGGAGCTTTCGTCGGGGGAGGGGTCGCTCTCCCCCTGCATCTCCCCCGAGGGTACGTCCTCATCAGGAGCGCCGACCAGGGCGGCTGCTAGAATGCACGTTGCGAGCTCTTTGTTGTCTGCAAGCTGGCCTGGGCCAGCGTAGCGATCGACCATCGCCCGTGCCGTCAGGGCGACCATACCGGCCCCCTTGAGGCCCAGGCGGACCGTCTCGCGGATGTCCGCCACCCGCCACCGGCCTTCGCTGATCCGATGGAAGACTTCTTCTGGACCAGCGTCGGTCAGCTCCTGCAGTTCCTCCAGTTCAGCGATGTTGAGCTGGAAGTCGTGCGGGCCATCCCCGAAGGGACCGGTGTAGCGGGCGGATCGGCTCATCAGACGCCGGCCGAGATAGTCGGGGCGTCGGCCTGGACGAGCGTGACCGATGCGGTCGCATATTCACGCGCGTTCCCGGTGATAGAAAACTCGCTCAGGATGTAGGCGCCGGCCACCTGCCAGACACCCGCTTGGCGCGCCCGGACATTCACCGTCTGGCCTACTCGGTTCAGCCAGGCGAGGGTCGAGGACGAGTGCAGCTTGCCGTCGCCCGAGATGGTGCTGTCGGTGCTATCGACGCGGCGCACGGTCTTGTCCGGCTGCGACGGGTCGGTGCAGTTCGGGATGGTCTGCTCGGTCACGTTCGCGGTCATATTCAGCGAGCGCGAGCCGTTGATCAGGCAGTCGTGGGCGAAGACTTCAGGATCAGCGCCATCGCCGATTTGAACAAGGATCGACTCGCCAGAGACGGTCGAGACATAGGTATCCGGCATAGCGGAGGCCTTTCTTTCAGAGGAAGCCCCGACCGGGGCGAGGGATCAGGCCTCGGCCTGAATGTCGTAGCGCGGGCCGATGATCGCCCGGCTTGTGAGGTTGTCCCGCTCGCGGCCGTAGCTCAGGCGCGCGATGCGATGGATGACGATGGCCCCGCCGGTCAGCGGCAGCTTGGCGTTCAGCACCCGCACTGCGGCCGCGCCGATGCGCTTAACTTCGGGATACCCGACCGCCTCGGACCAGCAGCCGATCTGCACCGAGTATTCCGCCAGGGAGTGGCAGGCGTTGCTGTCGTCCACGATCTGCGCGTCGCCGACCGTGATGTAGGGGGCGACCGGGGAGGGCGGGACGCGGTCATAGACCCGGCCAGCGATCAGCCCGATCAGTTCGGGGTCTTCCTTCAGCGCTTTGACGATGGCGGCTTGCAGGGGGAGGGACAGGTCGATCACAAGCCCGCCTCCTTCTTGATGACCTTGCGCATGGCTGCAGTGATCCGGCGCTTCACGCGCTTCTGACTGGCGCGTACGACGGGATAAAACGAGGGCGAGGCGGCGACGTGGGTTCCGTCTGCGGCCTTGTGGCCCAGCTCGACCCGTGCTGCTTTCGGGCGGCCCTGTGCGTCTTTGGCGTCGCTGACGACGACGTAGGAGACGTCTCCGAGGCGGCCTTCTTCGACATATATGTGGTCGCGAACGTGCTGGCCTGAACCTGGGTCAGGATCGACAGGGGCGATCCGGCGCATCTGCGCGGCCATGTCCTCGGCCTGCATGAAGGCTTCCTGACCGGCCGCCTTGCGAACGGCGGGTGTCATGCGGTTCAGCTTGCGCATCAGCCGCTCGACGTTTTCGAGGCCGCCCTTAGCCATCTGCGCCGCCCGACTTCAGCTGAAGCAGGAGCCAAGCCCGGTCGCCGTCCATGTCCCCGATGAAGGTGATGTTGAAGGTTCGCGTGGCGTCGCGCGCGTCGATGGCGCGGTCGCCGGTCCGCAGTGAGCGCGTGCCTCTGTCGTTTCGGACCCAGCAGTCCCAGGAGGCAGTTCCGGCCACTCTGCCAGCCTGGACGGCTTCGCCGCCCCGCGTAGGCGTCAGGCTGCAAGCGCGGGCAATGTCGAGATCGGTCCACCCTGTGACCGGGTTGCCGTAGCCGTCGTCGCCTGCGCCACGCCGTTGGAACTTAACCCGCTGGCGCAGGTCTCCGGCGCCCTTAGGCTTCGGCATCAGTCTTCTTCTTCGCGCCGCCGGGGCGCTTGTCGCCGTCGTGGTCGAACTTGGCGGGGTCGGCTCCGTTGAAAGTCAGGTCTTCCGCCTTGCCGGCCGCGATGGCGGCTTCGCCAGCCTCGCGCCGAACGGTGTAAGCGCCGTCGCCGTCAGCCCCGCCTTTCGGCGAGAACGCGACCAAGATGCGCGGGTCTTCGGTCGGGACGTAGTCGAAGGGCTCGGTGAAGCGAACGCGCATGGCGATCTCCTAGACGCGCAGCCAACGGTACGGATCGACCAGAAGGCTTGCGGCCCTCGGCAAAGCACCGTCGTCGCGGTTTTCATACAGAGCCCCCAGGGTCATGAGGGCGGACGCCTTGAAGGCTGCGAGCGGCAGATCGCCTGTCGGCACGGTGGCGATGTTGCAATACTGAAGGACGCGCGAGACGGCGGCGTTGGCGTAGGTCTCGATGATGGCGTCGTCGTCACCGAAATCGACGCGCAGGTGCTGCTTGGCCTCGGCCAGGCTGAAGAGCGGGCCGACTCCAGTGACGACGACGTTGAGCATGGCTCAGCCCTGCTTTTCGAGGTTCTTGGCGACGGCCTCAGCGCCCGAAAGAGTCGGATCGTTGAAGTCGATGCGGTTCTGCTCTTCCGACGTGCCTGCGCGCGGATCGGCATCGACGGCAGGGTTCTTCGGTTCAATCTCCGAAGAGGTCTGGATGGGGGCGCCGGAGGGCGCAAACTCAGTCGCCGGGGCTACGTTGGCCTCGGTCTTCTTGTCTTTGGTCTCGGTCATGTTGGCCTCCTAAGCCGTTTGGGTTCCCCGACTTGCCGGAAGGGGCGCAACACGCCCGCTCGGGAAAGCCGGGACCGGCGTGAGCCGGCCCCGTCAGTCTGTCGTGATCGATCAGGCGGCCGCAGCCACCTTCAGAGCGCGCATGGGCTCGGGGTTGTAGACCCCGCCGCCGACGCGCTTGGTCGTGTAGAAGTGCACGAACGGCTTGTTGGTGTAGGGGTCGCGCAGGACACGAATGCCGACGCGATCAACCACCAGATAGGTGGCCTCCATGTCGCCGTAGAGGGCGGCGATGGAGTTGGCGGCCACGGCGGGCATGTCCGGCACTTCGACGATGGTCTCGCCCGCCAGGGTGGCCGGCTGACCAGCGGCATAGGACGGCTGCCACAGGTAGTTGCCCTGGCCGTCCTTCAGCTTCCGCATCGCGGCCTGCGAGCCACGGTTGGTGTAGAGCTTCGCGTTGGCGCGGAACTCCGAAGGGATGCTGTAGAACAGGTCGATGAAGCCGTCCGACGTCAGGGCGGCGGCGGAACCGCTGTTGACGGTCGTGATCGCGCCCCAAGGGTGGCGAGCAGCGTTAGCGGCGCCCGTCACATAGGTCAGGATGCCGTGCGGCTTGTTGGAGCCATCGCCCGACAGGAAGGCGATGCCCTCTTGGCGCGCGAACTCGGTCTGGACCTCATCGGCCAGCCAAGCCTCAAGGTCGATGGCCGCGTCGTCCAGCAGTTGCTGCGAGATAGCCGGGTTGGCGTAGATCTCGCCCAGCGGGAAGTCGAGCGAGGCAATCTGGGGCGTGCTCGTCGCAGGACGGGCCGCCACTTCACCGACCCAGCCGCTGCCGACTGCGCGATCCGTGAACAGCTTCTTGAAGCCGTTGGTGGTGATCGAGATCACGCGGGCGTTGGCGCGGATGGGCGAGACCTGCTTCAGCTTGCCGGTGATGGTCCGGTCCCACTCGACCGGGGCCAGGTAGCCGCCATCGGCGTCCGTGCCCTTGGTCATCGCGGCCTGGATTTCAGCGCCGGCGTTGTCGCCCTTCCGCATATGGGCCTTGAAGGCCTTCACGTAGTCGGGATCGCCTTGCAGGTCGCCAATGATGGCGCCGCCGTTGGCGTTGGCGGCGATCTTGGCGTTCAGGTCGTCGATAGTGGCCTGGAAGCCGTCGATGGCGGCGTCGAGGCGCTGGACCTTCTCGTCCACGACGACGTCAGCCTTGGCCTTCAGCTTCTCGTCGTTCGTCTTCTTGAACTCTTCGAAGGCGGCTTGCAGCTGGCCGATCATGGCCTTGGGGTCGGTGGCGTCAGCGCGCACGGCGCCGCACAGGGCGCGCGGGGTCGCCGCGGCCAGCAGTTTGGTCTTCATGGTGTTGTCTCCTGCGCTCTAGGCGCTGATGGATTCGAGAAGGCTGGCGAGGAGGCCAGTCAGTTCATGGTCACCAGCGCCGGGCGTGGTGTCGGCATCGAGAGCAGCGCCTGGCGTGCCCTTGATCTTGTTGATGCGGTCGCGCGCTTGAGTGCGCGTCAGCCCCGCAGAAACCAGCTGAAGCTCCATCGCGCGGAGCTCGTTGACCTGACGGTCGGAGGCCTGGGCCTTCTCGTCGGTCGTGATTTTGTCCGCGGCCAGCAGGGCGTCGGCGAAGCCGCGCTCGATGGCCTGCGAGCCGGACATAAAGGTCTCGGCGTCCATCCACTTGGCGATGTCCTCGGCCTTCTGCCCCGACCGGGCAGCGTAGACATCGACCATGGCACCGTCGAACGGCTCCAGGAACTCAGCCGTCTCGCGCATGTCATGCCTGTTCCCCATAGCGAGAACCCAGCAGTTATGGATCATGAGGAACGACGCGGCGCCGATCTCGACCGTGTCGCCAGCCATGGCGATGATCGAGGCAGCCGAGGCGGCCATGCCCATCACCTTCACGGTTACGTCGTAGGGGTGTTCCCGCAGGACGTTGTAGACGGCGATCCCCTCGAACATATCGCCGCCCGGCGAGTTGATCTGCACCTCGACAGGGCCGGCGATAGCGCGCAGTTGGCTGGCGACCTTCTTTGCCGTGACGCCACCACCGGTCCACCAGTCCTCGCCAATGGTCTCGAACATGGTGATGACGTTGTCGCCACGTTCCAGAGCACGGATGCCGGCCGCATCCTCCGACCACTTGTCGAAAACTTGCGGCTTGGTGAATGCCTGAACGTCACGGTTGGCCGGTTGCGGCATGGCCGCCGGGCGGGCCTTGGCGAAGACCCGCAGATTACGCTGGCGCATCTTCGCCTCCTCCTGGCGTCGGTGCCTGAGCGACCGACCCTTTGCTGATCTCGTTGCCGCCCTCGATGTCGGGCATGTCGTTGAGGCGGCGGACCTCGTTCGGGCTCATCCAGCCAGGCTGACCGCCGGCGCCAAGCGCCTTGGCGAAGAAGTCGCCCTGATCCTTGGTCGAGCCGCGCAGCAGCGCGCCCGGATTGAACTTGACTGAAAAGTGATCCTTCTCGGCACCGACCAGAAGCGAGCGCTCGGCGGCCTGCTGCCAGGCCTCGAACCAGGGCCCCAGGGCGTACTGGACGAAGAACTGACCCAGCGCCTGGATGCCGGAGCCCCAGCTGGTCTCATCAACCATGAGGAGGGGGCGCGGTACGCCAGTAACCCGGGCGATTTCCTCGACCTGCATCTTGCGGAGCTCAGTGAGCTGCGCGTCGCGCGCGTTCTGCGACATCGCGACGTAGTCCATGCCCTCTTCGAGGATCAGGTTCTTGCCGGCGTTCGCCGGGCCTTCCTTCTCGGCCAAGCTGCCCTTCAGGCGCTCAAAGGCTGGATCGGACAGTTTCCCCGGGTGCTTCAGGGCGCCGCCGATAAACGACCCGTTCTTGAACAGGCGACCGGCGGCAAGTTCGGCGCTGAGGGCGAGGCCGATGGCGTCCCGAGCCTGCCTGACCAAGGACATGCCGTTGAGACCGTCGAGAGACAGGCCCCGCAGGTGGAACACCTCGTCAGGGCGCAGCGTGCGGGCGGCGCCCTTTTGGGGCTGGTAGCGGTAGCTGACGCTCCAATCGTCATTTTGAACCGGCGTCACCCAGTCTGGGTTCAGCGGCACAAGGCGAACGATCTCATCACGCCCGGTGCGGATCTGACGCGAACGGATGATCAGCGCATAGGCGTTACCTTTCACCAGGGCGCGAAGCTGCATGAGCGATCGAAAATCGAAGGCCGTCTGCCAGTTGTTCGGCTCACGGTGCAGGATGCGGAACAGCGGATGATCCGCCTTTTCCTTCGTCTCCTCGTTGATGACGTGGAGTGGCAGCATCCCGATTGCGTAGCTGATCAGGCTGACGGCCCGGAACATCGCTGGGTTGCGCAGCGCGGTTTCGGTGTTGACCGTGGCGCCAGATGCGGCCGTCAGGCCGTCGCGCAGGAACTCCTGCACCATAGGGTCGCCAAGCGAGTAGAAGACGGCTCCGTCGCCTATGTCAGCACGCGGCGCCGAGCGGGGAGCGTCTGGCTCTTGCCCTGTCAGGACGAGCGGTTGGTACGACTTCATCCGCCCTCCTTCAAACCATCAGCAGGCCGCGCGTCTCGTAGACGGACGGGCCTTGAGCGGCGGGGTTACGCGCCATCAGCATGATCGCGTTGAAGCTGGCGACGAGCGGGTCAATCTTGGCCCGGCCGGCGCTCTGCTTGGTGATGACGACGGCGCCGCCCTTGACCTCGGCCTTGGCGTTGCCGACGCACCACGCCATGAGCGGCTGCGCGGCGTGCTTCAGGCTTCCGTTCTTCAGCTTGATCTCAGATCCCCAAGACGCTGGGGACAAGGCGTAGCCCTGACGAACCGCGACCTGCAGGCCGATCCCGATGCCGCGCGCCTCGAGTTCATCCACCAGTGCGGCAACGCCAGCAGGATCGACCCCGACGCCGTTCTCTTCCGGCAGCAAGCCCGAGTCCTTCACGCGCTCGACCAGATCGGCGGCCTGCATGATCGGGTCCATCGCGTCGGAGCAGATGGTCAGGTCGCCCTGGCCTTGAAAATCCATCAGACGGCTGGCGATGTCAGTTCGCCGCTTGAGCACGTCGTCGTGCGCCCAGGCCTTGTTCCAGAGCAGCCACTGCCGCGTGACGCGGTCGCGGCCCAGAACAGCCAGGCCGAACAGGTCGTCGAGCCCGCCGCCGTCGATCCCGATGGTCACGACCTCCGACCGCGCCAGCAGCGTGTCCAGGGTCAGCGTCGGATCGCCTGCGGCTTCCCAGTAGTCGGCGCCGGCCCATCGGTTGTTCGAAAGGGCGAGGCCGATCTCGACGTTCAGATGCTTGGCGAGGAAGACCTGCTTCTCCCCGCCCGTCGCGTTCAGGACCTTCCGAAGCTCGTCTTCCAGCCACTCCTGGCTAACCGAGCGCCCCAGGTTGGGGTTGGTGATGTAGAAGTTGGCGGGCTGGAGGTAGGCCTCAGCCTCGACCATGGCCTCGGGATATTCGTAGATGACCGGCAGGCTGCGCTTGTCGTCGATCTTGCCGTCCCGCACGTCGCGGAAATAGTCGAGCTTCGTTTTGAAGACGCCGGCCGGCTCCTCGTCGGCCTGGGTGCTGGCCCAGATCACGAAGCCTTCAGGCCGCGAGACCGTGCCGCCCGTCGCCTCGCGAAGCATGGCGTCGGCCTTGGCCCGTTTGCCGAAGACCCAGAGCTCATCGACGAAGATGTGCCCGGCCTTCTTGCCCGATACGGTGTCGGTGTCGGCGGCGACCACCTTCAGCATGGCGCCGTTGTCGCGGTGCGTGATCGTCCGAATATGGTCCTGGACGTGCAACAGCTCGTCCAGTTCCTCGTCGGCCTTCACCATGTCTCTGGCGGGCTTGTAGGCGTTCTGCGCGACCTCGATGGTCGGCGCCAGGATCAGCAGTTCAGCCGAGTGGCGCCAGTTGCGGATCAGGGCCGTGAGCATAATGCCCGCGGCGATGGTCGATTTGCTGTTCTTCTTCGAGATCAGAAGGAAGAATTCGCGGATCAGACGTTGGCCGCTGTCCGCGTCATAGGCTCCAAAGATGGCGGCAACGAAGTCGAAGACCCACTCCTCGCAGGCTTCACCGAAGGTCGGCTGGCCGGGGGCGTCCACGATCTTCAGCGACTTGAAGACCTCCAGCGCCTCGCGCGCCTCATTGGCGAACAGGGGCGACGGAATGAGCGACCGCCTGGCGACGATGCGGTCGCGCCAGTCGGGGCAGGCCGTTGACCACTCCATGGGTCTAGCGGACCAGCCTCAGGGGAGGGGCTGGCGCCGAGAACTTGCCGCCACCCTTGGCGACCCGCTCCCCGGCTTCCTGCCGCTGCTTCTTCACGCCAGCCGGCGCACCGGCCTCGGCAAATGTCTTGGCCGCCGTTGCGAGGGCCTTCAGCACCTCCGAGCGGCCCTTGAGCGAGACGGCCGCCATAGCGGCCTGTTTCTGTTTGTCGTCCGCGCCCTCGTCGATGGCCGAGACGATCATGTCCTCAAGCTCGCCTATGCGGGTGGTCGTGGCGTCCAGCTCGTCCAACATCCTCATGACGAGGTTGCGGCCCCGGCCGACGATGGCTTCAGGCGTGGTGTTCTCCGGCGTCAGAACCGTGCCGACGTAGACCTTCTGCGGCTCGGGGTCCGCACTGCGGGCCTGCGGACCGGCTGCGGCCTGCGGACGCTCCCAGCCGTTGGCCTTGGCGCGCTTCCTGATCGACTTCTCGTTCACGCCGTACCAGCGGGCGATTTCCCGCACGGACATTGGGCTTGTTCGATAGTCGCGTTCGATCTCTGCCCAATCGACGGGCTTTTTCTCGTCCGTCATGAGGGCTCCTGCCGGCTCGGTCCGCACCTGCGGATTCCCCAGCCGGGATTAAATCTCTACGTGCCTGGGAGGCCGGTCCCTAAGCGACGGGTCCTGCTGGACTTTCTATGCCCCCCCGGTAGGTTGACCGGCTTGGAGAGGGACCGACATGCGCAGCGCCTTGATGGCCGTGGCCGTACTGCTTTTGGCTGGATGTGATCGCGTCCCTGATGCTGAGGTCGCAACCATGTACCGGCACAGCACAATCCCGCCGGAGAATGAACGGGTTCACTTCGCGACCTTCGACACGTCTCACGGCCGGGACTTCAACTGGCTGGGGTGCACAGCGGCGGTCGAGTCGATGAACGCTAGGCCGGACACCATCAAGCCGTACTGGTGCGAGCAGGGCCGCTTCAGGCCTTAGCTCCACACCCCGCGCTGATGCAGGCTCTCCTGCTCCTCGCGCTGGATGGTGCTGTCGTGGACGGCCTTACTGACCGTCTCCAGGTTGTTCGGGTCCCAGAACAGGCGCTCATCGCCACGGTGCGGGCACTTGTGGTTCACCACTGGGCTGTCGGGGTCTGGGCTCTTGCCGCCGAGGACGGCGCCGGTGCGCTGGCAGGTGTATGCGTCGCGGATCAGGATGGTCTGGCGAAGAGCGCGCCATCGGGCCGTCTTGTACCAGGCCTTCCATGGTGCGCTGTGCTGGACGGGGGCTGGCCCTTTGGGCTGGTCAGGAGCGAAGGCCCTGCGGTCGCTGGCGAAGCCGAGGCGAGAGGGCGGGTTGGTCAGTCTGGCCATCGGTGATTGGCCCCAAGTGTTCCGGCCTTCCCGGCAATGAACAGCTCGCGCTGCCCGCACCCCGGTTGCTTTCTCAGCTCTAAGGTCCGTTGTGTTTGCCCTGCTGCGCTTGGGAGCCAGACCAGGGGGAATGTGGTGCGGGGAAGGGATGGGCTGTGGGAAAGCGATTGAGGTGTGTGCCGAGATTCTCGAATCACCGTCACGATGTTCAGTGACCGATGTTGGTCGATTGAATTGGAGGCTTATGTGGCTGAATTTGAGATAGGCGCGACTGTTCGCCTAAAATCCGGCGGGCCGGTGATGACCGTGGCCAGCGGACTTAGCTCGAAAGGGCGGATCGACTGCGCCTGGTTTGCGGACGAAAGCGAAGTTAAATCGCAGTACTTCGACCCCGCTACGCTCAAGGCGGCAGAACCGCTCGCTTGATAAGAAACGGCCCCGCGCTCGAAAGGGCCGGGGCCTGTTTCGCTTGCGAGAAGCGCCGAACATGGACGGGGCGGATACGAAAAGACCCCGGCCGCTGATGCGTCGGGGTCTTTTGGTCAGGATTTCGTACACCCTGACATATCTGCAGATAGGACTACCTTCCTAATCAGATGCCGTCAAGGGAGGGGGTTGCTGGAAATCTTCCGGAACAGTTCGGCACCAGATTTGTCAGTGACCCTAACGTCTACGGTGAAGCCACCGACGGCGATCAACCTAGCGTCTTCCAGCGCCTTCTCGAGATCGTCGTATTGGGCCTCTTCGAATGGAACGGTGCTGGTTCCGGCGTATCGAGAGACGGTGAAGGGCTGTTCGGTTTTCATTCTTCAGCCATATCACAGCGATTGGTTAGGCGCGACGCCGGCTGACCCGCTCCACCTCCAGAAGCGGCGCTCCCTCCTCGTCCACGTAGACGGTGCGCTCCACCTGGGTCCTGCGTCCCGGTGCTGGCGCAGCACTCGCGGCGGGCACCTTCGCCACCTTGGGTTTCGGCGGATTAAGTGCCGCCCGAACGGCCAGGAGGCCACCGATTAGCAGATCACGCTTCCGCTCCCATGCCGTATCCATTCGACCGGCTGACCGCTGAACCACCCACTGGGGGAAGCTGTCTAGTATGCAGACGTCGTGGACTTCCCGGCGCTGCTCGGATGTCATCGCGGCATTGGCCAGCTTCCAGCGCACCATGGCGCGCGCGGCCCGGTCGTCAGCCGACAGGCGCTGACCACCGTCATCGTTGAAAACCGCATCCCAGAGCTGGGCCATCTCCCGATCTGGCAACTGAGCGAAGAACGACTTGGCGGACACGTCACCGCTGGTCTCGGTTCCCCGATCAACCTCCATGTCGGCCGAAAGCGAGATGCTGCTCCGACCAAGGCCGGCGACGGCATGGAGCGAGGCGAACTCTGCGGCGGTCCGACAGTCGACTTCGGTGAGCCAGCCGTTGCGGTAAGCGATCTGGATCGGCGAGAAGGCCTGGCCGATATGATCGACGCCGAACGCTGCGCGCATCTCCATCACCCGCGCGTTGGGGGTGTGCTTCAGGCGTCCGCCCTTGGTGCGGTCGCCCGCCTGACGCGGTCGGCCGCCCTTGGAGCGGGGATTGATGCGGCTGGGGTTGGTGGCTTTGCCCATCAGGCTGCTCCTCAGAAAAGAGTAAATCGGTTGGTGGCGTTGGAGAGCTGGCCGTCGTCGATCACGATGAAGGGCCGGGACAGGAGGCCTTGGGGCAGGCCGACGATCTTCTCAGCCTGGCGGTCGGTGCGGCCTAGGCGACGCTGCTCGTTGACGGCGTGCTGCTGGGCCAAGGTGATCCGCTCGACCATCAGGCGGCCTCCAACTGGGGCGACGCATTCTGAGCCATGGCCACCTCGACTTTGACTCTCGCCTCGGACAGCCAGCCCGCGAGTTCGGTCGTGAGCCTCTTGGCGCCGAAGGAGTTGCGGGCGACCAGGGTGCGATCTGCGGCTCGCCAGTGACACGGCCTGACCCATTTCTGGGCGAAGTCGTCGCCCATGGCGCTGGCGACCGATGCGAGCAGTTCGACAGGGCCGTCGAAGTCCGGCCGAGGCTCGGACGGGCCTTCCATCCAGTTCAGGTGCTTGCCGCCCTTCAGCCAGAGCGCCATGTCCGGCGCGCCCTTTCCGCCGCAAACCTCGCTGACGTTCGGAACGAACCGCTGGATCGCAGCGACCATGCCGTCGCGCTCGTCGTCGGGCAGCCGGTCGAACTCGGTCTGGGCGTTGGGCTTGGAGGATCGGCCCTTGTGGTGGGGGTAGGCTCGCCACGCCGCCTCGAAAGCCTCCGAGTAGGTTCGGGTCTTCGGCCTGGTCGGCTTCGTCGCCGTGGCGACAGAGGAAGCGTTAGCTTCCTTCTTAAGTGTCCCTGTCCCTGTCCCTGTCTCTTGGAGGCTTTGTCCCGAGGGACATTGTTCGGTGTCCCCGGGGACAGCTTCGGGACTGGGATCGGCCGGTTCCGGGGACACGCCCGACAAAAACTGCTCGTAGGTCGGGGGCGGGATGCTCGTCCCGTTTCGCTGATTGGCCTTCTTGATCCGGGCCAGTTCGCTGCGCCAGCGCTGCTGCCGCTTGCGCTCCCAGGCATCCAGAACCTGCTCGGCGACCACAGGGTGATAGAGGCGGCCATCTGAGCATTTGATGAAACCACGCATGGCGCCGTCGCGATGCTTTCGGAAGGTCCTGACATCGCGCCCCAGGCCAATCAGCTTGGTCAGCACCGCTTCATTGTCGGGAAGCGATCCGGCAGGGAGCTGATGCCAGGACGCGGCCCAGAGCAGGAGCGCATACCAGCAGGCCTCAGGGCATTCCTCGCCGGCAAGGTCGCTGTCCCGCAGGCGGGCGACGTGCAGCGGCATGAAGGGGAAATCCTGCAGATCGCAGTCGGGCGGAGTGAGTGGCTCGGTCATTGCGATCCCCCAAAGGAGTATATCGGTTCGCGCGCCTGGACCTCGGCGTAGTCGCGCCGCGACAGATTGCCGAAACGGGTCAGGTCATCATCAAAGGCGAGCTTGACCGTCCCGATAGGGCCGTGCCGCTGCTTGCCTATGATGACCTCGGCGAGGCCATCGACCTTGGACATCTCCTCGGACCAACTCAGGTGCTCCTGCGAGCCTTCGCGTGGTTCCGTGCGCGCCACGTAGTAAGCCTCGCGGAAGACGAACATGACGCAGTCGGCGTCCTGCTCGATCGAACCAGACTCCCGCAGGTCCGACAGCATGGGACGCTTGTCGTCGCGGCTCTCGACCTGACGGGAGAGTTGCGACAGGGCGATGATCGGCACGTTCAGTTCCTTGGCCAGGGCTTTAAGGGCGCCAGTGATGACGCCGATCTCCTGGGTCCGGTTGCCCTTCACGTCCGTGGTCATCAGCTGGAGGTAATCGACGATGATCAGGTCGATGCCGTGCTTGCGATGATGGCGCCGGACGCGGGCGCAGAACTTGGCGATGTGGATGCCGCCAGTGTCGTCGATATGCAGGGGGATGGCGTTCAGCCGATCGGCGGCTTCGACGTAGTCGCGCAGGTCAGTCTCGGAGGCTTGGCCCTTCCTGATGCGATCGCCGGAGACCCCGCTGGCGTCAGCCAGTATCCGGGCGGCTAGCTGCTCCTTCGACATCTCCAGCGAGCCGAAAAAGACCCGGGCGCCATCGACAGTCTTGCGACCACCGTCCGGCGTCGGCGCCCAGCGATAATCGCGGGCGACGTGATAGGCGATGTTGGTCGCCAGCGCCGTTTTCCCCATGGATGGGCGACCGGCGAGGATTAGGAGGTCGGAGGGGTGCAGACCGCCCAACTTCTGGTCCAGGTCGATCAAGCCGGTGGAGATCCCGGTCAGCTTCCCGTCACGCTGGAAGGCGGCCTGAGCCATGGAGACGGCCCCGGCGGCGGCCTCGGCGAAGGTTGCAACCGGCCTAGCTTTCTCTCCGCGCTCAGCCAGGGCGAAGAGCACGCCTTCAGCTTGCGCGATATGGTCAAGAGCAGGGCTCTCGTAGTCCGCAGCATCACCCTTCATGGCGTCGCCGAGACGCCATATATCTCGGCGCAATGCGAGGTCATGGATCTCGCGAGCATAGTCCCGCATCGCGAAGGACGGGGGAGCCTTGTCCATGAGAGTGGCGAGGTAGCCGAAACCGCCAAACGCCTCGAAAGCGGGGTGGCTCTTCAAGCCGGAGGCCAAGAGCGTAGGGTCGGCCAGACGGCCGGCCGTTACCTCGACGCTTAAGGCTTCAAAGATCGCTTGGTGGAACGGCTCGTGGAAGTGGTCACCACGCAGCTGGTCCCCGATGCGTTCCAGCGCAGCGTTGTCGAAGAGAAGTATGCCCAGCAGCGATGCTTCTGCCTCGAAGCTGTGCGGCAAGGTGCCGGTGTTCAAGGTCATGCGCCCTCGCCGAGGGAGGCATAATCAATGGCGCGGAGCATGGCGGCTCGACCGCCTTGGGCGCCGAGAGCGAACTTCAGATGGACAGCGACGGCGAGGGCTAAAAAGCAAACCGCTTCACCACCGTCCAGGCCGTCGAGGCGCAGTTCATTCGCTGCTTGGTCCACGATCTCATGGGCACGAATGACGCGAACCATCCTCGGTGTACCGGTATGTGTCGCCTGGCTCAGGACTGAAGCTTCCATCAGTGCACCGCCGGGACGGCGATCTTCGTCTGCAGCGTCTGCAGCGCGTCGATTGCCTGGCCGACTTCCTTATCGGCGATAGTGCGGGACTTCTGATCCGCACCGGCCAACGATGCTGCGACCGCTGCGGCGATAGCTTCGCCCGCCTCTTTGGCCGCGAGCGCCGTCGCCGCGCCGATCTCGGCGGCGTTGGACGGGGGCGACGCGGCGCGGTCAAGGCGAGCCATATAGACGGCAGCCATAGGCGGCGGGTTGCCCCCGCCAGCGGCGCGGTAGGCTGCGTCCAGGGCGAGCGCCTCGCTGATGGTCGGCTCGCGATCCATGTCGGGATCAGACCAGTTGCGGACCACGCGCTCGCCCTTGCCGACGGCGTCGGCGGCGGCGGCCCAGCCGATCCGATCAACGATGCGGAGGATAGCGTCTTCGAAGGTTGTGGGTTCGCGTGCCTTGGTCATGCGTCTTCTCCGTTCAAAACGGCCGACCGATCGAACGCGACTTCGCGAAGCTGAGCGGTCAGGTTGGGGGCGTTGAAGTGAGGGAGGGCGGCATGGCCGACCACGAGATTGTTGATCCGCTGCTGTACCGAGCGATCCTGCACGCCATGGCGGCCGGGGCGTGCGCCATAGCGGCGCGCGAGACGGGAAGCGCCTACTGGGCAGGGATGGCTGATGATCAGCGGGGAAAGGCTAGGGCGCTGCTGCATCAGGCAGCCTCATCGCGGGCGATGCGTCCAGCCTCACGATTCAAAGCTTGCGACGTAGGTTGAGTGCCCTCGTACGCGGAAAGGTCGCGCTCTGCTTTTGCGAGACGTCGTACCCCTATGTCAGATTTGCCGGCAGCAATGCTGTCCAGCCTCTTGCCGTCGAAGAGTATGCGGGTCGACATCGTTGCACGTGAGACGCGCAGTCGTTTCGCCACGGCGTCACAGCGACTGATGAAGGCGGCGATGCGGGGATCGAGACTGCTCATAACGATATATTCGGGCAACACCCCGAATTCGTCAACCCGATATAACCCGACTTCGTTCGGTGCTGAGACGCGGATAAAACCCGACCATGATCAAAACAGACCGGATTCAGGCCCGCATGGAGGCTCTTGGCCTCAACCCTTACGCTACCGCCAAGAAGGCGGGCTTGGGTCCGGACTACGTCCGCGACCTGCTCAGAGGAAAGGTGAAGCAGCCGTCCGCCGCCAGGCTGAGAGATTTAGCGATCGCTTTGGATTGCTCGACCGACTTCCTGATGGGGGAGGTTGATGCCCTGGGGGAGTCTCCTGTCACCTGGGAAAATGGTGCGCCCAGCCCTGCCAAGTTGAGCGTCGAGCATAGGCTTCGCGAGGGATTTTATGAAAGCAAAGCCGCGTTTGTTCCTGATAATCACGAGTCTTACTGGGTGATCTCTGCAATTAAAGAGGGTGATGAATGGCTGGAGCGCGTCGAAAGCCTTTCTGAGCCGAAGCCGCTAATGCCTAGGCAAACACTCATCCACGTAGTGGCGCCGAAGCACTTCTACCCCGGCCTTACAGATCTGTTTGTCGTCGAGATCGAGCGGGATGCCGGTAGGCTGCACGGGCGGGCACTGCGGCGCACCAAGGATCGACGCGTGGACGATTACCGTTTCCTCAACGCCTTCATCGAGGGGCCCAAGTCGTGGGAAGAGATGACGGCAGGCGCGTTTCCGAGTTACGGAAAAATCGTGGGCGCCGTTGTACGGTCGTACCAATTCTATGACGGCGGCATCGCGATAGATGATATGTTTTAGGGGTTGGCCCCGAAAATAGTTTGACTCGGGGTATGCCCCGAACATAGCTTGCTCTCATCACCCACGTGATGGAGCCGCGCCTTGTCGCACCCAGATACGATTTCATCCGCCAGCCGCGCCGTCACGGTAGCTGAAGCACCCGCCTTCCCGGCCGTTACCGCCGGGACAGTCGGCAGCGTCGCCATCCAGACCGTCGATGGCCGCGCCCTGCACGCCTTCCTTGATGTCGGCCGCGACTTCACGAATTGGATCAAGGGCCGCATCCAGACCTACGGGTTTGAGAAGGGCGTCGACTATGAGGTTTTCGCCGGATTTGGCGAAAACCCCTCTGATGGTTCGGGCTCCCCAAATCCGGGGAGCGGGAAACCCAAAGGCGGTCGCCCGACGTCGGAATACGCCCTGACCCTCGATATGGCCAAAGAGCTGGGCATGGTCGAGAACAACGAGCGGGGCCGCATGGTCCGCCGCTATTTCATCGACTGCGAACGTAAGGCCAAGGCTCCGCGTCGGGCCACCGCACTGAAGCGCCCGCCCAGCCACCGATCATTGGCCTCGACATGGGCGTGGGCTGAGTCCCTCAGCGAACGGCTGGGCATTAGCGACGCCAATCAGAAGGCTTTGGGCGCCAACGCGCTGACCGAGCGCATCACCGGCGTGGACGTGCTGGGCGCCATGGGAATTAAGCATCTGGTCGCGCCACAACAGGAAGTGCTGCTCACCGCTACCGAAATCGGTGAACGGCTGGGCGAGGTCTCCGCGCGCTTCATCAACGCTCGCCTGTTGGAACTCGGTTTTCAGTCTGGCAGCCCCGGAGCTTACGAGCCGACCGAAAAGGGCATCGCCGCCGGAGGCGTCATGCTCGACGTGGCCCGCGGCAACGGCACCGGAAATAGCCGTCAGCTCAGATGGGCGAGCGGCATCGTCGACCAACTGCGGCCGCTGATCGCGGCGGCCTGACCCCAACCGACAATCTAGGAGCACGCCATGCAGGCCGTGTCTGAAAGAACCACCGGCGGGTCCTCCGCCGGAACGATGACTGCTGCCCCGACCGACGCCGAAATGGATGCCGCCCTGGTCTTTACGGCCGACGGGTATTCCGACGCTGATGGCCAGGACCATGTGACCGCTGCCCTTCGCGCTGTTGAAGCTGCCGACGGCGTCAAGCCTTCCTCCGCTGCCTGTCCGCACGTCGCGGCGGCTGTCCGTGCTGCCGAAGCCGCTTTGGCTGATGCCGGCAGCGACGAGATCTGGTCCGTCCGCCTGAAGGTGCGGAACGACCTGGTCGATTTCATCAACAAGACCGCAGCGGCCTGGCTCGACCATACGGAAGGCCTGTTCGAACACCTGCGAACGGCCGAAAACTTCGTTGGTGAACTTGAAGAGTTGATCGACGCCGCCAGTGAACCCGACGCGCTTCCCGCCAAGGCTGGCCTTGCCCTCAGGCGCAACCACGAGGGTCTTGATGTGTCCGGCGATTGGCCGGCGCTCGTCCAGCAGCTTTTCGACGCCACCCAGCCCGCCCAAGATCTTTCGTGGGCAGAGATCAAGGCAGAGTACGAAGCGGCCTTGGAGGCGAGCGATAGGGCTTGCGACTATGAATACCAAGCCGACGGAGACGAGGTTGAGTTTCAGCGGCGCTCGAAGGCGAACGCCCCCATCTACCGCCGCTTCATCCAGGCACGAGAGGCGCTGACGGAAATACCAGCACCTCACTGGTCAGCAGTGGCCGCCAAGATCGATTGCCTTTTGCTGCAGTACGGGGCTGAGGATAGCTCGGACGGATGGGCCGAGTCCGCGAGGGAGTTGAAGCGCGCCGCCGAAATGCTAGGCGAAGGCGCGCCCGTCGATGCCGACGCCATCCTGTTCCTTACCGCTCGCTGCTACGCCGAACAGATGGCCCACCGAGCGGTCAACAGACCAGATGGCTATGCGAACTGGGCATGCGATGTCGGCGCTATCAGTCGCCTGGCCGCGCTGGTCGAGATCATCGTTCGCGATACCCGCGAACTATCCAAGTTCAGCGACCGCCACAGGATGCTCTCGGGCGAGGCCACCAGCACGATCTGGTTCTCTAAGGACACCATCGAATGCGAGGTCGAGCGCCTGGCGGACGAATTCTCCGGCGCCATCCGCACGCATGACGCGCTGGACGGGAAAGAGGCGAACCTGACGTCGCAAGAGACCGCCGCCCTGGCCGCGGCGGATGATGCCCTCTGCACCGTCCGCACGAGCGCCTTCGCCCACCTGCCGCGCAACCGGTCCGGCGTCGCCTTCCAGCTCTTGGCCGCCGCCAGCCATCTCGATTTTGTTCAGCACGCGACGAGCGACGACGCGGACGCTTCGGCTAAGCTGATCCGCACGGCCATCGCGAACGCGCTCCGGGTCCTGGGCCTGCCGTTCGACTATCGGGCAGCACAGTACTTTCTCGGCCCCGTCGCCGACGATCTCGACGGCCGGGCACGTCCGGGACCGGCCAAATGATCCGCCGCACATGGGCCAACCCTGCACGTCACGACGTGCCTCTCTGGAAGCTCTGCCTGCTGGGGTTCGCCCTCGGCGTCGGGAGCATGGGCGGCGGCGAAGCCTTGCTGAGAGCCGCCGCATGATCACGCAACTCTTGTCCGATGAGACGACCACCGTCTCGAACGACAGGCTCGCCGCTGCCGTCCAGCGCCTGACCAATGTGCAGGGATGGTTTGAGGTTCTATCGACCAAGTCTCGCACCCCTGCTGAGGCTCGGGCGCGGATCGAAGATGCGCAGGCTATCGCTGATGTGCTGGCCCACGTCCGCGAGCAGCCGGTCGAGGCGGCATCCGCCGTGACAGCTGCAGCCGACCTCCAATCTCGGATTGAAGCGGCGCTCTCCCGGGACGGCAAACCGCGCGGTGACCACATGATCGGAGCTTATGCAGCCATCGCGGTTTCAACGCTTGAGAGCGACGATGACGAGCATGTTGAGTTGGCAGGCGTCTATGACACTGCGTCGCGCTGCATCGCGAACGAGTTGGCGATGTTCGACGGCCTAGCGAAGCTGATGCCGGAGGTGATCGCGCTGCTGGGCAATCGCAGCGGCGACAGTGAACGGGTCCTGGTGACGCGCACCCCTACCGACACCAAGCTGAACGAGAAGGAACCGCCGCAGTGACCGGCGCGAACTGCAACGAGAAGAAGCCGCGCAAGGTCATCGACCTGCCGCCCGGCTCGAAGCTGGCCTACACCGTAGACGAGGCCGCCCAAGCGCTCGGCGTCGGCGTCACCACCATGTGGACGATGCTGCGCGAGGGCGATGTGGTGGCGAAGAAGGTGAGGGGGCGGACCGTCGTGCCGCGTGAGGAACTCCTACGGGTGATCGACGAGGCGCCGAGCGCGCGGGCGGCTTGACGAAAAAGGTCGAGTCTGATCAAGGGTTTATGCGAATCACAAATTGCTCGCATTTTCAGCGCTGTAGTGATAGGCTCTACGTCAAATGGGCCGGCGTAGTCGGTCGGCGCTGGGTCGCGGTAACACGCGGCCCTTCTGCTTTTTCGGCCTACCGCGCCGGAAAGATCTTCAAGCCATGCCCCTCTAAGCGGCTTCCAACAGTCCTCAGCTTCCCCTTCACGGCCTTCCAGTCTTGACGCTCTCCGTCGCCCGTCTCGACGTATCGGCAGGCAGCATAAGCGACGAGGTCCGCGTACTGGTGCCCGATGACGTTCTGATCCTTTGGGCGGAAGTCGGCGTCAAAGTTGAACACCTCGTTTCGATGGTTCCTGCCTGCGCAGATCTCGTCGAACCACGCCTTGGTCCGCCGGTCCTCGCTCGCGCCGCGCATCTCGAACACGCAGAGCAAACGATCGCCCGCCTTAAGCTCCTTCGCCCAGTGCTTGTTGAGCCGCTCTAGCAGGAACTGCAGGCTCAGGAAGAATGGGTCTTCAGGATTGATGTACTGGTTGACGTGTCGCGGCTTATCGACCGCCGCGACGATGAGGCAGCCATCGAGCTTGTCGATGGACCAAGCTATCGCCTCCATGAACTCCTTGTGCACCTCCTTATCGCGAAGGATGTGGAAGTCGCCGCTCTTCTTCCGGATCTTGTGGCCGTGCATGACGACGCACTCGTTCCCGAAAAATGAGTACTTGACCTTCATCAGGTTCGGGACTGCGTTCGCGAGGTATTCCGTCACGGTGCAGGTCAGGGCACACTGTGCACACACCGGATATGCGGGATTGATGTTCTTCAGCTCGAAGTCGCCGGACTCGTCAATGAACGCTATCAACGAAGTTCTCGGCAGCGGCATTTAAGTGGGTCGCCTCATCTCAACGACGTTCGTGGAACGTGGTCTATCGCAGCAACCGCTCGGCGCGTCCACGAGTTTGCCGCATCAGTGATGCCTCAGCGGCAGCATGGCAAAAGAGCTCGGACTTAATTGTCGATGCCCCGCATCGGCATGTCGGCAGGGCCGACCCATCCGAGCCTTTGATGTAGCGCCTCGAACGCCGCAACAGCGAGGTTTGCGTCTGCCGTTGCCTCATTTCGAACTTGCCTCATCGTCGCCGGTCGGAAGTGCATCTCACGGAATGGGTCTTCTGCGTCGATCTCTGGCGTATAGAGGCGGAACGTCATCAGCATGTCGCCCGCTCGGGTCCAGCGGAAGATGGCGAAGCCGTGCACAAGGAAGTGCCGAACGGTCTCTGACGCGCTCCAGCGCTCCACCACCGCCAACAGCAGTTCGGCATCCTGGTTGATCGGCCCGGGGCTGTTCACAAGCTCCTTAAACCGCTTCACACGCTTCGTGACATTGAAGACTGGCGTCTTGGCCAAGTGGTCGTACTCGGGAAGCTTCTGCGACCTGATGATGGTGTCGGCCATCATGAACTCGACCTGTGCATAGCTGCCGACTATCCACCCGCGCTCCATCTGGATCTGATGCATAGCGTTCTGGTGCTCTTCGGTAGGCTTCTCGTCCATC